TTATCTGATTACGCTGGGCACCGCTGCAAGCAGCTGCCGTGTGGCCCTCAGGTTCAAAACTTCTGGGTTCTTCCAGATCGGCATAACGGCCATACCGCCAGCGGTGTTATACTGGCTTACGGTCATGGCTCTGCGCACCTCGCCCGGATTGGTCATTTTAAGGTGTTTCTTTGCGGTCATGGGTTCGGTTCGCCTCTTATCAAAAAAGGGCGCACAGGTTGCCCCATGCGCCCGGATGATGCTTTATCAAGTGGTGGCCTGATAATAGATGCCCTTTTTCTTGTTGTCCAGCACAAACGCGTCATAGCAGATGCGGCCAGTCACGATACTGCCGCTGGAAAGCGGGGTATCATTGTGAATGCCGAAATCTTCCAGCTTGACAGGTGCCACAGTTGCAGAGGGGTGCGCCAGCATAAAGCCGAACTTCTCCGGCAGACGGGCAGAGGGCACCTTTACCACGGCTGCACCGTCCAGCAGGGCAACAACGCCGCGTGCACGCATTTCTGCGCCGATCTCGGTATGATCGAACTCAACGGCCTGCTTCAACAGGGAATAAGTTGCAGGAGTGACCACCAACGCGCGCTCGGTCTCCGGCACCTCTGCATCGTCCAGCGCCTGAGACGCAGCCAGAATTGCGGCGTAGATGTTGGACTTGGTGAGCGCTGCAGCGGCGGGCTTGTGGCCTGCGCCGGTGGTCATGACGGTGTAAGCGTTGGTGTCCACCTCAGGCACAACGACCTCGCGCAGTTCGCGGGCCAGCGCGGTGCCTGCTTCCAGCTGCTGCTGTGTTTCGTCCTGGTCGAGACGGTCAACGTTGAAGATGAAAGAACGGTCATGCTTCAACAGCAGTTCCTCGGTGGTGGCATTCAGGTCAAGCAGCTGACCATAGCGAGACAGGGATTCGCTGCTATCTTCGGGGGCGGTGCTGCGGTTGCGGCTGTAGTCGTTCAGCGGGGTTGTGCTGATCTTGTACAGCTTGACGCTGTGGGCACCGCTCCAATCGAAATCGGTGTTAGTCAACAGACTGATCTTGCTTTCTGCTTTGAAAAGCTCATCAGTCTGCGGGGCAAATTTGGTAGTAAGTTCAACTGACATATGTTAAAACCTCGTTTAATCGTTAGTAGATGGAACAGGGGTAAGACCTCGGTTCGTGCTTTTTATCACGGCTGAAAGAATCGGCAACGCTGGTATCTTTGAAACCCGGCATACGTTCATAGGGAATTGCACCGCCGTCCCTAACAACAGGATAGCTATATTCATTCTTCTTTGCGAACTTCAAAGCGGCCCGTGCCTGAGCGGTGCAGGCTTCTTCCGTGTCGCCGGTCAGCAGTTCCAAAGGGACGCCAGTAGAAGCAGCCACGCGGGCGCGCATATCGCGCTGGGTGTTGGCAGCGTTCAGTGCGTCCAGCTCGGCCTTTGTGGTGTCGAACTGCTGGGCCTTGGTTTTCAGATCGTCATAATCGGCATACTTGGCACGCTCACGGGTCAGGCGGTCAGCAACGATGCTGTTTACCTCGGCCTGCGTGAAGGTGCGCGGCTCCTGCTGCTCTCCAACTGCAGTGGTAACGGGTTCCTGATTTACAGTTTCATTCATGGTGTAATTCCTTTCCCGGCCTATTCCGTGGCCGTGTACGGTTCTATTCATCCACACCCCCCACAAGAGGGGTGACAGACCATCAAAAGCCCTTTTGAAAAAATCGCTGTGTGTAAATCGGCGCTGACGGCACTGGGGGTCGCCGAGGGCGAGGGAGGGGTACCCTCCCCACCCCATGACAGACCGCTGGCAAGCTGCTAGTAGCGCCGATTAGAGCGCGGGAAGATTTAACAGAATGCGCTGTGCATGGTGCTATGCGGCACAATCATGCAGCCACAGGCACAGCGCTGTTTTGCCTGTCTCTGTTTGTCTGGTGCAGCTGGGCAATGGTTCAGGAGGAGGACGAAACCACAGAGCAAAGCAGCATTCAGAGAGCACCCAGAGCGCCAGCACAGAAAAGCGGACAAAATAAAAAAGCACAGAGAACCGCCGAAGCGTTTTCCCTGTGCTTAATAGCTACCAGACGTCTGGCGGTACTCTATGCCTGCTTTTATTTTACCACATCAATGAACCAGCGTCAAATAAATCATGCAGCGTTCGCCGATCTGGCTTGTGTGCGTGCGGCAGCGGCCAAGCAGCTGCAAAAGAACCTCGCGCACCTTCCACGCCTGGTCTCGTTCTTCCGGGGTAAAAGATATGGTTACTTTCATACCAGCATCCCCCGGGGGTCATTCTGGGGAGTGGTGGTCTTGAGCACCCCGCCGGGGTATTCTTTTCTGGCTTTCCTGCGCTCCTGCTCACAGTACAAGCGGGAAGCGTGCAGCAGGATGCCGCGCACGGCTTCCGGGTCGTCCAGCAGCTCCAGCAGGGTGATGCAGGATTCCCGCAGGCGCTGCACCTCTTTGTCGGTCTGCTGACCGGCCTTTGCCTTCTCGCGGTTGATATCCGCGCCGTTCATGGTCATGATGGTGTTGATTTGGTCGGGGGTCAGCCCCATTGCTCGCAGGTCATTCCTCTTCATTGTCGGTTCCTTTCTTTGCCCATTCAAAAATATGCCGGACTTCCACGGCTTTGCCAATGATCTTCGCGCCGGGCAGCTCGTCGAAGCGAATAACAAGCTCCTGCCGGGTGCGCGGCGCGTCTGCCAGCAGTTCACCGTTGCAGATCAGGCGAAGCAGCAGCACGGCACTGTCCGTCTGCACGGCCACAATCTGGCCGTCTTCTGCGTGGTCGCAGGCGGTAAAGGCCACGATATCCCCGGCGCGGATGCCGGCGCTTTCCATGCTATCATCATCCATGATAAAGCAGAAATCCGGATGCAGGTATGCCAGCGCGCTGGCGGTTCGACGTTCGCTCATGCCGATGCACCTTCTTTCTCAATCAGGTGTTTGGCGTAGATCCACACAAGCCGCAGTTTCCGATAGTCGGCCTTATCCAGTAGAGCAGCGATCTCGGTGATGTAATCTTGTCTTGTCATGCGGCCCACCCCCTCACCGGATGCCGCTGAACCACATCACAGCGGCACCAAAGAAACAGACCAGCGCGAACGGGCCCACGATAGATAATTGATATGCAGTATAACCAAGCATTGAAATATCCTCCATTTTTGATATAATGGGGGCGGTATTGTCTGGAAACTTTACCGCCCATCTGCCGCCCACGCTGCTGGTACAGTGTGAGCGGCTTTCTTTTTTTGCGGCTGGCGGTCTGGTGGTTGCTCATGCCTTTGCGGCCAGCTCTGCCGCGATCTCATGCAGGCGGGCCGCGTCGGCTTTCGACTTGGCAACGGCTTCTGCAAAATCAGGCACCGGCGGCAGATTGGGCAGCGGGTTCACAAGCTTGCCAGCCGGGGCGCAGTTACGGTCTACAGGGTCAGGGGCGGCGCTCTTGTGCTGGACACCAGCCTGCTGCACTGCCATACCCCAAAGGGTGGCCGTGTCAACGTTGGCAGTCAGGCGCTCGCCCTTGTGGACAGCGCCCACGGTAAAGCCCTGCCGGGCATACTGCTGGCAAATCCAACTTGCAGGGGACTGGCCCAGACGTTCCAGCGCGGACACGCGCCCGCCATCCAGCACGCAAAGCTCGTGGTGTACGGCGCGGGGCTTCGGCTCCCGCTGGTCGATGTACTCCACATCGAAGGTGTGCAAGGTGATACGCTTTTCGAGTTTCAGCATTGAAATATCCTCCATGTTCTGTTAAACTGGGGGCGTGAATGGTGGGTACCATATTCACACCCTTTTGCCGCTCCCCGGTCGCTACACTGGGAAGCGGCTTTCTTTTTTTGTTACTGCGGAAAATACGTGCGGCCTTTCTTCCAGAGAAAAAAAACAGGCGGCAAGGTAGTGTAGTAATTGGAATGGGGGGCTTTCTAACCCCCATTCCCAATTACACTACCTATCACTATCTTTTTTGCTATATATAATACTGTTTTTTTCCCCCCCTAAATGCAGATTTGGGATGATAGCGGAAATCCTGTTTTTTTCCCCCCTGTTTTACCCCTGCGGGGCAACAATCTGGGCGCGCCTGATCTGGCCGGTTTTGGTGTCACGCTCAAAGCGCGGGTGCTCGTCAACCATGTATCGGATGGTTTTATTCGTCACATCCAGATATTCGGCAACGCTGCTTGTGGTGACTTCCACGCCCTGTGCGGCCAGCACGTCTATTGCGGCTTCCAGACGGTGGCGGCGCTCCTTCAACTTCTGCTCCTTAGGCTTGCGGGCATTCATTGCGCGCTGGTAGGAAGGTAGCTGGGAGTGCGGCGCAATGTTGTCCGCCGGGTCGAATCGTTCCATAACGTGGATGGGGTAGTTAAACCACACGTCCACCGGCTCAAAGCTGGGAAACTCCCGCAATGCGCTCTCGATGCGCCACGCCGTCACGCCCTCACGCTGCCGATCTGGCGGGAGTTCCAGCTCGATGATATCAAGCAGCGCGTCAACGTCGCGGGCAAAAACACCGCTGCCGCTGGCCCTGTCCATGCTGTTCTTCCATCCTTGGTCGCCTTTGCTATGATGGTGGCAATAGATGATAGATGCACCGCTTACTTTAGCGATATGGTCAAGGCCGTTTGCAAACTGGGCCATTTGATAAGCATCATTTTCACTGCCAGCGTTCAGCTTGTAAAATGGGTCAAGGATTATTGCGGAATAGTGCTCGTTCTTGGTTTTTCGGCAAATTGAATCAATAAAATGCGGCCAATTGACGCAGTAGCCGCGCAGATTCAGGATTTTGACGTTGTGCCAAAATTCGGGATGTTCGCTATCTTCCGGGAAAAGTGCCTTGCTCACATCAACAAAGCGGTGCAGGCAGGATGCTCTTTGCAATTCCAGATTAACATACAAAACTTTACCGGCTTTGCATTCAAAGCGGCCCAGCCACGGCCTGCCAGACGCAAGGCACAGCGCCAGCTCAATCATTGCAAAGCTTTTGCCTGCCTTGCTGGGGCCTGCCAGCAGCATTTTGTGTCCCTTTCGCAGGACGCTGCAAATCTGTTCTTCTTGCAGTCCCGGGGGATTTGCAAACAGGTTGCCCAAATTTTCACTCGGCGGCAGTCCATCGTCTTCAAGCTCGTCCGGGTCTTCCTCTGGCGGTTCCCCGTAGGGATCCCAGAAATCTTCCATCATGCAGCCCCTTTTCCATCCTTCGGCCCGTCTTCAAAGAAGAACGCGCCAATCTCGCCGGTGGGGATGTCCAGCACCTTGGAAACGGCGATGATCTCCGTGCTTGTCCACGGCTGATAGCCCATCATCCGGGCTGTGAGGGTGCTGGGGGCCATTCCGGCCCGCTTGGCAATCTCGTTTTGTTTCAGCTCCATCTCTGCGAACCGGACACGGAGCTTGTGGAATGGTCTGTACATGTTAATCCTCCTCTTCGATGATCTCGGTCACGTCCACACCCAGCGCGGCAGCGATACGGCCAGCGGTGGCAGGCATGACCGGCTTGCCCTTGTTGATGTTTAAGGTGGTCTGGCTGGACACAACGGAATTGTCCCGCAGGTCGCGCTGGTTCCACTGCTTGCGTGCAAGGGCAATGTTCAGCTTGCTTTTGGAAATTTTCATGGTTATCACCTCATTTCATAACCACAAAAGTGGTTTATGTGAATAGTATAACCATCTTTGTTGGTTTTGTCAATATAGAATTGCTATTTTTGTGGTTATGTGGTATAGTGAAGAAAAGAAAGAGGTGTCAGAACGTGAAATTTAACGAACGACTGCGGGCCATTCGCAAGGAAAAGGGGCTGACACAGGCCGAACTTGCGGAAAAAGCCGGAATAGCTGTTAATAGCGTAAGACTTTATGAAGCGGGTGCACGGCTTCCCAAACTAGACACTATCGCAAGAATGGCGGTCGCAATGGGTTTGACGGCGAACGACTTAATGGCTGGGCAGTGGGGAAAGTTTGACGGAATATTCCTTTCAGATGAAGAATTTCAGCAGGATGATCGGGAAGCTCAGCTTATCTACCACTTTCGCACGCTGAACGACAACGGCCAGACCGTGGCTGTGGAGCGTGTGCAGGAGCTGGCCCAGATACCGGCCTACCAGCGCCCCGCAGAGCCCACTCAGGACGCGCCCGGCGGCACAGACGATAAAGACCCCGCCGAAAAATAAAACGCCCACAGCGGGCAACTGTGAGCGTGTGACGGCTGAAAATTCAGCTGTGAGATTTAATCCCGCACCGTGCGGCAACGGGGGCACATTCCCATTTTGGGATTCTGCCCTAAATCGGGGCAGGGTGTCGTGAAACACGACGGTAAAGGGGGGAGTTGTCGCATAATGCGAAAACTCCGATAGTGGCAGCTCGTCTCACAATGAGGCAAGCTCTGGCCGTTGTCCAATTGTTGGACAACGGTAAACGCTGGATGTTGCCGAACAGTTCGGCAATATAAAACCGCTGTCGCACAATGCGACAACGGTAGATTCGTCATTTTGACGGCTGATAGTCTCCGATCGGGCCGCGATCAGAGCGCTGCCGGGGTCAAAATGCACAAAGGAAGGGGGTGCAGCCAGATGAGCAAGAGAACCAACACGGCCCAGTGGGAAGAAAAATACCAGCGCTGGCGCATTGCCGTGCAGAAGGATGGAGTACGCAAACAGTTTTACAGCAGCACCCCGGGCCGCACTGGCCAGCGGGAAGCAAACCGCAAGGCTGATTCCTGGCTTGAGGATGGTATCGGCGTGAAGGTGGGCCGGGTCGAGGATGTTTACAAGCTCTGGCTCGATGGTCTGAAGCTGACAACCAGCGAGGGCAATTGGGAGCCGGTAGAAAGCCGGTGGCGCGTGTGGGTGCTGCCAGCGATCGGAAAGAAGCGGGTGAACACGCTGACGGATGCAGATCTGCAGGCCATCATAAACAAGGCCCACGCTGCCGGCCGGAGCCGGAAAACGCTGCAACTGCTGGCCGGTGATCTCCGGGCCTTTTGCAAATACTGCCGGAAAAGCAAGCTGTCAACCTTCCTGCCGGAGGATGTGCAAATACCCGCCGGGGCCCGCCTGAAGGGCAAGAAGGTTTTACAGCCAGATGATCTATTGAAGCTGTTCAGCATCGACACAACGCTTTACAGAGGCAAGCGGGTGCACGATGATTATATCCACGCATACCGCTTCGAAGTCTTGACCGGGCTCAGGCCGGGGGAGTTGCTGGGCCTACGCTGGGCAGATATCAAAGGGGACACTGTGAACCTGTCCCGCTCCATCAACGTGAAGGGCCGAGAGACCCACGGAAAGAACGAAAACGCCGTGCGGTCATTCGTCCTGTCCGATGTAGCGCGGGCCGTCCTAGAGGCCCAGAGGGCCATCACGGGGCATTGTGAAAGCGTGTTCTGTCTGGAAACAGAGCGGCGCTATTACAAGCGCTGGAAAGTGTTTTGCACTGCCAACGAGATGGAGCCGGTGAGCCTGTACGAACTGCGGCACACCTTCGTGAGCGTGGTCAAGACGCTGCCAGCCGGGGAGGTCAAGGAGCTGGTGGGCCACAGCCAGGACATGGACACCTTCGGCATTTACAGCCATGCCCTGACAGGAGAGGACATTGCCACCGCCCAGGCCGTCAACGCAACGTTTTTGAAACTGCTGAATTTTGGGAAATAACACACTTTTTAACACACTTCCAGATTTTAGGACAGCAAGCTCTGTTCTGTGTGCGGAATTTTTAGCCATAGCAACAGCATATTTTCAGGCCGAAAATTGCGATTTTTTCACAATAAACCGCCGGGAATAAGTTCGACTCCCATCGCCTCCACCACTAAAAAGAGCGTTGATTCGTTAAGAATTAACGCTCTTTTTCTTTTGCTCACGCAAGAAGTCACGCACTCATAAATAAAAAAAGAAAAGATTGCATTCTATTTGCGAGATTCTGGATTCAAAATCTTAAACAGGACGCCGTTGACAGCTTGCGCGGTATCTTCGGCATCGGAACCAAATGCGTGACCGTATACGCCAAAGGTGTCCATGTCTTTGCTATGGCCAACAAGTTGTTTGAGCTCACCTTCTGGAAGACGTTTCATCATGGAAACGAAGGTGTGCCGCAGCTCATAGGGAGTGCACGGATTGATGCCATTGGAGCTGCAATAGAGTGCCCAGCGATGCCGGTAGGTGCTTTCTGATTTGATGCAAAACACGCTTTCAAAGTCGCCGGTAAGCTCGCGCTGGGCATTGAGGACTGCCTTTGCTGTATCGGTCAGAGCAAAAGAACGAACGGCGTTTTCATTTTTTCCGTGCGTTTCCTCTTTGTAAATATTGATGCTGCGCCGTACATCACAGCGGCTTTCGTGGATGTCACACCACTGCAGACCGATAATCTCACCGGGCCGCAGGCCAGTGACGACCTGAAACCGATAGGCATTGACATATTCATCTGCTACCGTGCGGCCGCGCAGCAGAGTGGTATCGATGTTGAACAGTTTGAGCACATCACTCGGCTGCAGGATTGTCTTGACAGAATTGCGAGCCCCGGCGGGTGGCTTGAGATCTTCCGGGTGTAGCGTGGAAATGCGTTTCAAGCGCATCCACTTGCAAAATGATTTAAGATCATAGCAAAGACTTGTCAACGTCTTTTTGGAGAGTCCTTTGGAATAGGCGACATCAACAATATTTTTTAAATCATATTCAGTGAGAGAAGAAACCTTTTTGCGGCCGATCAGTGGTTTTACATGATTTTTCCATCGGCTTTGGATGGGTAGATAGTTGCTTTTGTCGGTGGTGAGCATTACGTCCTGAATCCATTGGACATAGAGCTCTTCTACTCTGGAAGAGGGGACAGCAACGCCAGACGCGAGCCATTCGTCTGCTTTGGCATTGGCAATGCGCTGCCCTGTGCGGCCCGGCTTGGCAGAGGTGAAAGATTTTCGCTTTCCCTGCTCATTGGTGACATCGATACGCCAGAGCTGGCGCTTTTCATCCCATGAGGCTGTTCCAACACGATTCGGCATGAGAAAACCTCCTTTTTGTACAAAGACACCCTCGGTGTTTGCAGCACCGGGGGTGTTTTTTTTTTATTTATGATCAGTGATTGCTACGGTAAATTACTTCCATGCCTTGATCCGGATGATAAGACCAAGTCACAGTTACATTATCAAAGGACTCTTTCTGGCGGCCATCCAGAGCACGTGTGTTCAGCATTTCTTCATAGAGCCAATCGGGCAAATTCAATGTCTTATTAAGAGTCTCAATATGGTCAAGCCCTGTATCAGTCAATCTTGAATCCCCACTTTTATAATCGTACGGGTTTGTGTCGATCATGAGGTAGGAACTGTCATCGGCAACAGTAATCATGCGATCCGAGTACACCTCATAGAACTTTTTGAAAATTTCTGCAATCGTTTTGCCGTGGTCTATAGCTGCCCACACAACATTGCCAAACAGTGTGCTCACTTTTTCGCCCTTTTCGTTTGTCGTGATAACCTCACTGGCTAAAATAATAGGAGAACCATCACCTGCGGTTTGTTGATACAATCCCTTCAGTGTAATCTGCTGGTTATTGAGCGCAGCTTTGGCATACTCATACTGGGCATCTTTAATTGCCGCATAGAAACGCTGTCCATCTGCGGAGACAACCGAGAAGCATTTGTAATTTGCATCTTGATAAGGATAAGTTGATTGATCTTGCCCTGCATAGGTGTAAAAATACCCGAAATCTGTCTGGCCCGAAAATTCTGTAGCGGTCCACTTGCTGTAGTTCGCAGCAAATGCAGGCACTGTTAAAACAAGGCCCAGCGCCAATGTCAATAATAATGAGGCGATTTTCTTTTTCATACACGACACTCCTTTTTATTTTTATCGGAACGGTTCCGATAGTTCAAAGTTAACCAAACCAGTGCGTATACCCCACGGCTTTACCCTCAATGTGCACGTCGTTCATTTCCTCACGGCGGCGGATGATGCTTTCATAATCCGGGTTCTCAGGGCGCAACTCGATATAATCCGTATGGAGGTACACTCTTTTCAGGGTTGCTTCATCACCGATGCGCACCGCTGCAATCTGGCCGTTCTCTACCTCCGGCTGAATACGAATATAGACTGCATCGCCGTCATGAATGCCAGCACCGATCATGCTATTTCCTTTGCACCGGAGAGCAAAGTCGCAACTGATATCTTCAGGAACATCAATTTCGCCTTCACGGTTTTCCATGGCGGTAATGGGATCCCCGCAGGCAATGGCTCCAATCAGCGGCACTTTTTTCATTTTGGGCATCGGTTCAAAGCCCGGCGGGATATCCCTGCCCGGTGGACTATCGGATTTGCAAAGAAGATAGTCAATAGATGTGCCGTAAAATTTTGCCAAACTGATAAGTGTCTCTGAGTTGGGTTCTCTGGTTCCCTTCTCATAGTTCACATACGTCGTGTAGGGCATTCCCAACTGACGGGCAGCCTCTCTCATGTTAAGTCCTTTTTCTTGTCGGAGCTGAGATAGGCGGTTCATTTGCATCGACTCCTTTCTCTCTAAGTATATTATAATACACATTTTGAGTACACAATCAATTCAAATTACCCAATTCGAGCAAGATGCACAAAAAAGCATTGTTCAAATTGGGTAATATTTTTCTTTATAATTATTCATTATGGGTATATTATAATTATAGTTACTCGAAATGAGTAATTCAAGAAAGAAAGGAGCGTTTAAGGTGCCATATCCTAACATCAATGCCGAGCGCAGCCGGGCAGGAATGACCGTAGAAGATCTCGCTAAGAGCCTTGGCGTAACTCGGAAAACCGTATACAACTGGATGGCTCACGGGAATATCCCACAGTCTAAACTTGAAAAAATGTCAGAGCTTTTTCATTGTTCCATTGACTATCTGCTGGAAAGAGGGTGAAGCAGATGAAAATTGAAATCACCGGCGAACCCAAAGAAATTGCCGCTCTTGTACTGGCGGTACAGGAGCGGCAGAGTAAAGCTATTGTTGAAACAACGGATTGGGCTGGCAATGTTGCTGTGGTAACAGAAAAGAGCTGAAAGGGGCGGATACATCAGTGTCTAAAATCACGTTGGCTTTAGCATCAGTATCCATACTGCTCAATATCGTAACCTGGCTTATGCGGGCCTTTTTTGAAAGCCCAAAGCTGCGCCGCCACGTGGCCGAGATCAAAACGGCGCTTGGCCGGGAGCAGATCATCCTGAAAAGCGGTGCCCGCATCAAGTTTCTGGCCCGCACCCGCAACGGCGGACGCGGCCAGCACGGCGACCTGCTGATCTTCGACGAGGCACAGGAGCTGGACGAGACCGCGCAGGGGTCTTTTTTGCCCGCCATTTCCGCCAGCCTGAACCCGCAGACCATCTACGTGGGCACGCCGCCCGGCCCCGACGCCGTGGGCACTGTGTTCCGCGCCCTGCGTAAGCGCGCACTGGACGGCGAAGCCAAAAAGGCAGCCTGGTTCGAGTTCTCGGTGCCGGAGATCGGCGATGTGAAGGACCCGGCACGCTGGGCAGCCACAAACCCGGCATTGGGGCGGCGCATCCAGCTTTCCACCATTGAGGGCGAAGCCGAACAGCTGGACCCGGACACCTTTGCGCGGGAGCGGCTGGGCTGGTGGAGCCCGGAGATCACGGAGCATCTGGACTATGCCATCGACCGCACCGCATGGGAAGCCTGCGCCAGCGAGGACGAAAAGCCCGAAGGCAAAACTGCTTATGGCGTCAAGTTTTCCGCCGACGGCAGCGCCGTGTGCCTGTGCGGCGCGGTGATCCCGAAAGAAGGCCCCGCGCGGGTGTCGCTGCTGGAAATGCGCCCTGCCGGTCAGGGTCTGGCATGGCTGGCCGACTGGCTGAACGACCGGTACGGCAAGGCCAGCTGTGTGGTCATTGACGGCCGCAACGGCGTGGACGTGCTGGTAGAGCGCATCAAGGACACATGGCGGGCAAAGAACTCGGTGATCCGGCCCACCGCAAAGGACGTGATTGCTGCGGTCAGCGGCTTCACCAACAGCATCAGCGAAGGCACCCTGACATGGTACAAGCCCCAGGCCGTGCTGGACGAAAGCGCCATCACCGCCGTCAAGCGGCCCATCGCGGGCGGCTTCGGCTTTGGCGGAGACAACAGCCTGCCGGTGGAAGCCTGTGCGCTGGCGCTCTGGGGTGCAAAGATCAGCCGCCGCGATCCCACCCGCAAAATGAAGATCGGCTGAAAGGAGAGCCATGCAGATTTTGAATTTTGGCCGTGTGCCAGGCCTGACAAAGGAAGAACAGCAGAAGCTTTCTGACCTCGCCGCGGCCTACAACTACCACCAGAGCCGCAATGCTGCCAAGGACAAATATTACGAGGGGCATATCACCCTGAACGATGTGAACCTTGGCATTGCCCTGCCGCAGGGGCTGCGCAATCTGGAGGTGGGCTGCAGCTGGGGGCAGAAAGCCGTGGATGTGCTGGCGGCACGCTCCATGTTCGACGGCTTTGTGGGCAGCGGCGGCAGTCTGGACAGTCTTGCCAAGTTGGTAACTGACAACCGCCTTGTGGCCGAGTATGCCAAAGCCTGCAGGGACGAGCTGAAGTACGGCTGCGTATTCGCCACCCTGTCAGCAGATGCATCCATCAGCTGCAGAGTGCGATTTCACTCCCCCGCCATGGCGTCAGCCCTCTGGAGCGGCGAGAAGGGCCGCATCGACTGCGGTCTTGCCATTGTTGACACAGTGAAGGATGAGCACTTCGAGGGCACATGGCGGCCTTCTGTAGTCAATTTCTATACGGATGACGCGGTCGTTGTGCTGCGGTCGAACGGAAGTTTCTGGACGGCGCAGCGCTGCCCGCACAAGATGGGCCGTCCGCTGATGGAGCCCATGATCTGGAACGCCACCAACTCCACGCCCTTTGGCCGCAGCCGCCTGAAGCGCCCCATCCGAGCGCTGATCGACGATTATGTGCGCACCGCTGCCAACGCTGCCATTGCGCTGGAGTTCGACACCACCCCGCAGAAATACGTTCTCGGTGTGACGGATGAGCAGTACGATGCCATCGTTTCCAACAAATTCAAGACCTACATGGGCGCTCTGATCGCAGCCACCTCCAACCCGGAGACCGGCGAAAATCCGGAGTTTGGCCAGCTGGCGCAGGGAAGCCTGCAACCCCATGTGGAAAAGATGCGGATGACCGCCACCCAGTTTGCAGCGGCCACCGGCCTGACCGTCACCGACGTGGGCGTGGTGAACGACGCCAACCCCACCAGCAGCGATGCCATCCTTGCCCAGAGCCAGACACTGGTGCTGCTGGCCCAGCAGCTGAACACCGGCAACGGCGATGCACTGCGCACCATTGCCTGCATGGCACAGGCCGTGGCACGGGGCTGTGAGCTTTCTGATCTGACCGAAGAAGAGACCGGTATCATGGCGCACTTCAAAAACCCTGCCATGCCCAGCGTGGCCGTGACGGCGGATGCTGCCATCAAGATTGCATCTGCCCGGAAGGAGTTTGCCGGAACGGATACCTTTCTGGAAATGATCGGCTTTGATCAGGCGGACATCCGGCGCATCAAGGCGCAGGAGCAGCGCCAGCGTGGTCAGAAACTGCTGATGGAGATGGAAGATGCAGATCTCAGCGAAAACGTGGAATGAGTACATCACCCGGTTGTCCCGGCTGAACCAGAAAGCCGGGCAGCTCATGCGCACCTACATAGATGCCCACGGCACTGCCGACACGGACGACCTTGTAGCCTACGCCTACGGGCTTATCACGAAGTATGGCGAAGGCAGCGCAGAGCTGGCCTGCCAGATGTATGAGGCACTGGCCGAAGCGCAGGGGGTGTATGTGCCTGCCGCAGAGCCTGCGGCCACGGCCAGCTATGGCGAGGTGGCCCGCATGGTGAGCGCTACCAAGGACCAGAACCCCGCCAACCTGCCAAACGGCGTCAGCCGCCTTGTCAAGCGTGCCGGTGCGGACACCACCCTGAAAAACGCCATTCGCGACGGCGCGGAATGGGCATGGGTGCCCCATGGTGACACCTGCCCCTTCTGCATCACGCTGGCGTCCAATGGTTGGCAGAAGGCCAGCCAGAAACTGCTGAAGGGCGGGCACGCCCAGCACATCCACGCCAACTGCGACTGTGAGTTTGCGGTGCGGTTCCGCTCCGGCACCACTGTGGCCGGGTACGATCCGGACAAGTATTACCGGCAGTATCGTGAGGCGGGCGGCGACATCAACAAAATGCGCCGCATTGATTACGCCGCCAACCGGGAGCGCATCAATGCACAAAAGAGGGCGGCGTATGCAGCGCAGGCATACCGCAAGGATCTGGGTGCAGCAAGTAAGATCACACTGACCCGCAGAACGGAAGCTGTTGAAATCTCTGTGAAGCAGGTCGAATCTTACAAAACGCCGATTTTTGTTTCAGATAAAGCGTCTATCAAGCCCAAGGCGCTGCATGAGGTCAACCAGAACACAGAACACGCATTGACCGAATGGGGTGTGAGCATTGACCGCAAGCCTAAAATCGTGATCGTCAGTGATGATGAATTGCGCGGTGCAGTGGGCGTCTATGACCCCTGTGAGAATATCGTTTACTACGCTGAAAGCATCGGCAAGAAGGCAGTACAGGAAGCATCCGGCGGTGCTGGTGCCGTTGAAGCTCATGAAATGTGGCACATGAAGCAGGCAGAGGATTTCCGGCAATCCGGCTGGACGATCACCCGCGAAAATCGCGGGGAGTATCTCGATGTTCTGTGCAAAAAGTGCAAGGAACGCATTGACAAACTTGGCATTACGCGCGATAATGTAGGAGAAATCAGCAAATATGCTGCTGATATGTATTTAGGCGACCGCTTTGATGAAGTCGAGGCGGAATTTATGTCGTTAAGGAGGCGAACGTAACATGTGCATATTGGGTTATCCCCCGGAAATTCAAAAGTTAGTTGATACGTTTGATCCTTACCGTACAGCGATTCTTGAAAAAGACTTTTCTGCTGTTCCAGAGGAAGCGTTGAAAGCGTATCATAAATTTAAAAACTGGGCCTGGGAACAGGAACAGTAATTGAACCACGATGCACCTGCACCGTGGTTTTCTTTTGCCCACTTTTAAGCACGATGCAGTTTTGCACCGTGCTTTTTTATGCCGTTTTAGCTCATGTTGGAAGAGTACCGGTCTCCAAAACCGGAAGCGGCAGGTTCGAGCCCTGCAAACGGTGCCATGCGGCGGGCGGCGCGTATCCCGCCCACGACCGGATCACTGACAGAGAACAGTGTAAAAAACTGAGGTCTCACACACGAAAGGAGTTTCCACCATGAAGCGTGAAGACGTGAAGAACAAGATCCCCGGCATCACCGACGAGCAGCTCAACTGGATCATGCAGGAGAACGGCGCAGACATCAACCGGGAGAAGTCTGCCGCCACGGCCCTGCAGACCCAGCTGGATAACGCAAACGCCCAGCTCAAGACCGCACAGGACGGCCTGAAAGCCTTTGACGGCGTGGACGTGGCAGGCCTGCAGGAGCAGGTCACCAAGCTGAAGGCCGACATGAAGGCGCAGGCCGAGGGCTTTGCCTTTGATAACGCCCTGAATGCCGCCATCATGAGCAAGAAGGGCCGCAGCGTCAAGGCAGTGCGTGCTTTGCTGGATCTGGACGCCCTGAAGGGCTCTGCCGACCGCAGCACCGACATTGCCAAGGCGCTGGACGAAGCCGCCAAGGCGAACCCGTGGGCGTTCGGCGAGGACGGCGCAGCCGGTGTGGCTGTGGTCTCCACCGGTGCCGAGCACGGTGCCCCTCCTGCCAACGACAGCGATGGTGTGGAAGCCGCTTTCAAATCCCTGAACCATGAACTGAACCTGTAACAACGAAAGGAGATTTCTATGGCACATGCAAGTCAGGAGCGTTACTCCGCTCTGGTGGATGCAAAGCTGCGTGCGACTCTGGTCACCCGCGACAATACCATCTTCAACAACCGCTATGAGGGCAGCCCCAAGGCCGGTAAGGTCAAGATCCCTGTCCGCGACACCGAGGTGGCCGTCAAGGCCTACGACAAGGCAAACGGCGTGGATGCCGATGCCGGCACCACCACCTATCTGGATCTGGACATCGACAACGACGAGGCCGTGAACGAGATCATCGACGGCTTTGACGCTGCATCCGTGCCCGACGACATCACCGCCGAGCGTCTGGACAGCGCAGGCTACTCCATGGCTCTGTCCATCGACAAGAAGTCCATCGAGGCGCTGCAGGGCGCTGAGGGTGCCAACATCAGCGCCACCAAGACCGCCTGCACCGTTTCCACCGCCTACAAGGAGGCTCTGGCTGCAAAGCGCACCCTGAGCCGCAACGGCGTGCCGCAGGCCGGCCGCTGGATGATCGTCAGCCCCGAGTATCTGGAGATCCTCATGCAGGACGACCGCTTCATCAAGCAGGGCGATCTGTCCCAGCAGCTGGTGCAGACCGGCGCAGTGGGTCAGATCGCGGGCTTTGCGGTGTACGAGTCCAACAACATGGATTTCGAGAACACCACCCGCGTGGCCAGCAAGAAAACCACCACCGAGTTCATCTGCGGCCACCCCAACTGGTGCCACCGCGTCATGGAGTGGCAGACCCCGGTGCACCTGCAGGATCTGGGCGGCTCCGGCAAGTACATCGGCGCATCCGCTGTGCAGGGGCGCAAGGTGTACGGCATCAAGGTGTCCAAGCCCAAGACCCTGTACATCAAGCGCATCGAGGCGTAAGGCCATGCTCTACTGCACCTATGACCAGTATGCGGCGGCGGGCGGCACGGTGCCGGAAACGGCGTTCGGCGTGCTGTGCAGCCGGGCTTCCCGCATGATCGATGCCGCCACCTTTGGCCGGGCGGAACACCACGCCGCAGGGTGCGAGGCCTGCCGGGAAGCATTGGCGGACGCCTGCGCCCAGATCGTCGGCCTGCTGGCCGCTGCGTCTGCGGCGGGCGCTGTGCCGGGCGCTGCCAGCGTCTCCAACGACGGCTACAGCGTCACCTTTGGCAGCAATGCCAGTGTGACCGCGGCCACCCGGCAGGAAGCCTATGAGATCATCCGCACCGCGCTGGGCAGTGACCCGCACGATTTGCTGTACAGGGGGATTTTGTGATGCAGACAGCCATTACTGTGGTGAACCTCATCCACGACACTGCCACCGAGACCGACACCCCGTTGTGCTGGGTGTTCCCGGGGTGCAGCTGGCGGGAATGCCGCTCCACCTCCGGCTCCGGCACTGCCAAGGACCCGGATCGCACCACCCACATCCGCATCCCGGCCAGCGTGTGCACGGCGGACTATCTGCCCTATGCCCAGTGGGCGGCGCTGTCTGCGGCGGAAAAGGCCAAGCACTGGACCCTGAAACGCGGCTGGAAGCTGGTGCAGGGCGCGGTGGCTGCCTTGACCGCCGAAGAGTACGCCCACCTCGAAAAAACGCACCAGTGCTGCACAGCGGCGGCTGTCTCGGACGACCGGGAACCGCTGCTGCCGCACTGGCACGTGGAAGGGAGCTGAGAACATGAGCGAGATCATTCCCTTTGGCCCCGCTGCGCCGTCGGCCAAACCGGTCTTTGAGCCGCCTGATGGTTGGAAATACCGGACAGACGGCGTGCAGATGGAGTTGAAATGGCGGCCGGATTTTGGAGCCGAAAAGACTGCCGCCCTGCAAAAGGCACAATATGCCCTTGCACAGGAAGCTGCCAAGCTGATTGACAGCTATGTGCCGTTCGATACCGGCACGCTGAAGAACAGCGTCAATCTTGCCAGCAAGTACGACGAGGGCTTGCTGGTCTATAACACGCCCTACGCCCGCAGGCAGTATTACCTGCACGAACAGGGCACTTGCCTGCATGGCGAGACCGGCCTGCGCGGCTCTTACTGGGGCCAGCGGGCACTGGCAGATATCGGTGCGCACCTTGCTCTTTACGGCGCGCGTGCCGTCACGACATTCTGGGGAGGGATGGGAAACTTATGAGCGAGACCATAAAGCCCACCATTGCCGCCCTGCGGGCATGGCTCAAGACCTGCCCGCTGATTGCCGACGAGCAGGAAGCCACCGGTGCGGCCTTCCGCATTGCCGGACTGGAAGAAGAATCCACCGCCTTTTCCATCGAGGACAGCCCCGGTGACCCCATCATCACCGAGTACATCTCCGGTTGGGAAATGGCGAAGAATTACCTCTTTCTGTCCAGACGGGAGTACAGCGAGGTGGATGCCGTCAACATCCAGAACAGCGGCTTTTTCGAGCAGCTTACCGAGTGGGTCATGCGGCAAGATGCCCGGCACAACCTGCCCGACCTCTCGGCCTGCGGCGGGGGCAAGACCCCTACCGGCATTGCCGTGACGAACAGCGGCTACATCGTCACAAACAGCGCGGGCAGCTGTAAGATGCAGCTGCAGATGCGCCTGACCTACTACATGCCCAAATGAAAGGAGAGTTTTGATATGACTGTATCCGAAGCCATTACCAAGTCCGGCATCACGCCCAGCGCGTCGTATACCGGCATTGAGACGGCGAACGATTTTGTGCTGGCGTTCCAGATCGATAGCACCCAGACCAAGGAAAGCCAGTGGGTGGTTTGCGCCGACCATGTGAAGGAGCATTCCGGCTCCCTGAACGCCACCACCGAGGATTCCCAGTACATCCGCACCGGCAACGTCACCGAAAAGACCGGCACCCAGCGCACCCTTGCCATCAACGGCGACCGCTGCGTGGGCGATACTTTTCAGGATTTTGTGCTGAGCCACAAGATCGTGTACGGTACCGGCAGCGATATCATCGTGCCGTACATCTATTTCAGCCTGCGCACCGGCAAGGGCGAAAAGGGCCGCGCTGCCATCATCGTCACCAGCGACGTAGGCGGTGCAGCCGGTTCCAAGGCCACCTTTGCCTGCGATGTGAAGGCCATCGGCACGCCGGACGAGTTTGACTACAGCCCCGCCACCCAGTCCGCTGAGCCTGCAAAGGCCGTCAAGGGCTGATTTTTTCAAACACAGTCCCCGCTCCGCACCGGAACGGGGATTTTTTATGCCGTGAAACAGTAAAAGAAGCTGGTGCAAATCCGGCACACGGCCCAAGAAAGGAGCCAGAACATGGTTATTTGTGGACAGGAATTTGAATTTTCCCTGATGAACGCCAACGACCTTGACCGCTTTGAGGACGCCAACGAGCAGATGCAGCGCCGGAGCGCCGAGGAGACGGAGCATTTCCATCGCGGCGGTGTCCGTCTGGGCGACCATGCACGTGCACAGGCACGCATTGCCATGGACTGCATCGACGAGATTCTCGGTGCAGGCGCGTCCGACCGTCTGGGGCTTAACGAAAACTACATGGCACCCATCTATGACGTGATCGAGGAACTGGGCAATGCCTTTGCCGCCGAGAAACAGCGCTATGCCGCCAGAGCCGCCCAGCCCATGAACCGCCAGCAGCGCCGTGCCGAGCAGAAAGCCCGGCAGCGTACCCGGACGGCGGGGCGCATCGTTGAAACCAACGAAATCATCCGTATGCCGCCCAAGGTAACTATTCACGAGGACCCCGCAGACAGGGCCCTGCGTCTGGCAGATGCCCGTGTCGCGGTGGACGCTTTGAAGGACGACCCGGAGGCCATGCAGCAGCTGGCCGACTACGCCCTGAAGATCGCAGCGGAGCGCCATGTCTGATCTGCTGACGGACGCACTGCCCACCGTATGGCATGGCCGGGCCATTGACCCGGACTTTCGGCACATGGTGTGGCTGAGCAATGTCTACCGGCGCGGGGCCGGAGACGACCCGTTGGCACTGGCGTGCCGCGCCGTCCGGCGGTTTTACCGGGACCCGCAGCCGCTGCTGAGCAATGCTCAGGCGTGCATGGAAGCGTATCAGCATCTCATCGAGTTTTGCATTGCCGGAGAGCAGGCCGCAGAACCCACGGCCAGCGCTGCCACCAGCGGCCCGGAAAAGCCGCCCGCCTTCGACTACCAGTGTGATGCCGGTTACATCGTGGCGGCGTTCCAGCAGGCCTACGGCATCGACCTGACCCGCGAAAAGATGCACTGGTTCCGGTTCCGTGCGCTGTTCGCGGCCCTGCCGGAGGAGACCCTCATGGCAAAGATCATGAGCTGGCGCACCATGGACCTGTCCGAGTACGAGGGCAGTATGCGTGCCCACTATGCCGACCTGCAGGAGCGCTTTGCCCTGCCTGCTGAGCTGAGAGGGGGTGCCGCCCGTGTCGTTTCGGTCGAAGAGCACGATGCCGCGTTCCTCGCGCGATTCCGGCACTAGCCGCGCCCCGGTGCCCTGCCCCTACTGCGGCCGGGCGCTGCCGGTGTGGGCAGAAAATGCCGCATCCGCCCATGGCCTGTGGGTAAAATGCAAAAATCCCGCCTGTAAGCGGGAGGTAGAGATCAAGTTATAACAGCCTGTGCCCTTGTGCCCGCGCTCTTTTGGAATGGAGAGAGGTGGACACAGTGGCAGATTTCAGCATCACCGGCGAAGTAAGGCTGAACAGCGACCCGGCAGAAAAAAGCACCAGTAAGTGGACGATAGCCGCCGGGCAGATGATCGCGGACTTTGCAAAACAGGCTTCGTCCAAGCTGGCCGAGGTGGTCAAGAGCGGTGTGGATTACAACGCCACCATGGAAAGCTACCTGACCAACTTCAAGGTCATGCTGGGCAGCGAGGAAGCCGCCGCAACGAAGCTTTCCGAAATTCGCAAAATGGCGGCATCCACGCCTTTCTCGCTGGATGACCTGACCAGCGGCACCCAGACCCTTTTGCAGTTCGGCATTGCGGCAGACGACACCACCGGCGTGCTGCAGCGGCTGGGCGATATCTCGCTGGGCAACGCCGAAAAGCTGCAGACCCTGACCCGCGCCTACGGCAAGATGTCCTCGGCGCAGAAGGTCACGCTGGAAAACGTCAACATGATGATCGATGCGGGATTCAACCCGCTGAACCAGATCTGCGACGCCACCGGCGAGAGCATGTCCGACCTGTACAAGCGCATCTCGGATGGCAAGGTCAGCTTCAGCGAGCTGGAAGCAGCTGTGGAAGCCGCCACCAGTCAGGGCGGGCAGTTCTACAACGGTATGCTGGAAGCCAGCCAGACCTTCAGCGGGCGCATGTCCACCCTGAAGGATAATGTCAGCGCCCTGACCGGTGAGCTGACCAGCGGCCTGTTTGCAGCTCTGGGTGAGCTGGTTGTCAAGCTGAACGAGGTGGTGGTCTCCTTCCTCGACAGCGACGAGAAGATGGCCCAGCTCAAGGAGACCATCGGCATTGCGACTGCTGTTGTGGCCGCTGCCGGTGCAGCGTTCGCCGGGTATAAAGCAACCATTGCGGCAACAACGGTGGTTACCACTGCACAGAAATTGGCTGTTACCGCATTGAACACGGCAAATCTACAGGCTGCCGCTGGCGCAGGCATTTTCAAAGTTGCAATGGCTGCACTGAACAGTGTGGTTGCAGCAAATCCGATAGGGCTGGCAGTAGCTGCATTTGCCGCTCTGACGGCGGGGCTCATCACAGCATATAAGAGCAGTGAAACGTTCCGTTCCGGTTGGAACACCTGCATCCACTCAATCCGCTCTTGCGGACGCAGACGCTTTGAACCTTGACCAGGACTACCGCCTGACCCTTTTGGAGCTGGGCGTGACCGATGATGAAACCACCGCATAAACAGAAAGGAATGACTACTATGGCACTTTACAACACCTGCAAACGTATGATCGAGCGCGGCCAGACCGCCGGTATGGAAAAGAAGCTGGATATCTTCTACGCCGCCGCCAAGCTGACCGATGAACAGTACGCAGAGCTGACCGAGATGCTGAACGAAAAGACCAGCGCCTGACCCCGTGAAAGGACGTGATACATATGGCGATCAAACAGTACAGCCTGAAGAAGGACGGTACCCGGCAGCTGGCACCGGGTTTCCGCGTGCGGGAGTTCCGCTGCCGCGACGGCACCGACACCATCCTCATTGACGAGGGTCTTGTGGTGCTGCTGCAGTGCATCCGGGAGCACTTCGGCAAGCCGGTGACCATCACCAGCGGCTACCGCACCGCCAGCCACAACACAAAGGTGGGCGGTTCCAGATCCAGCCAGCACCTGCTGGGCCGGGCCGCTGACATTCAGGTGCAGGACACCGACCCGCTGGCTGTGGCCGCCTACGCCGAAAGCCTGATGCCCGGCTGGGGCGGCGTGGGCCGCTACCCGGCCAAGGCAGGCCGTGCAAAGGGCTGGGTGCACGTGGACACCCGCCCGAACAAAAGCCGGTGGACGCTGTGAGGGGGACAACATGAGCAAGACTATTTTTATCAGCCAGCCCATGGGCGGCTTGTCCGATGAACAGGTACTTCAGGAACGCACCGCCGCGATCAGCAAGGCAAAGGCCCTGTTGGGTGAAGATGTGGCTCCGCTGGAAACCTTCTTTGATGATTTCGGCCCGGCAGCAAAGCCGCTGGACTATCTGGCCCGGAGCATCGAGTTCCTTGCAAAGGCCGATGTGGCAATCTTTGCTCCGGGCTGGCAGAATGCGCGTGGCTGCCGCATTGAGCACCAGTGCGCCGAGGACTACGGCATCCCCGTGATGGAGGTGTAAGGCCAGTGGAAAGCATCATCTCAGCCATCCTTGCCGGTGCAGTGACCCTGATCGGCGTACTGATCGCCAACAGCCGCAGTCAGGCCGTGACCGACACCAAGCTGGAAGAGCTGACCCGCGAGGTGCGGGAGCACAACAATTTTGCCCGCCGCGTCCCCATTTTGGAAGAGCAGATGAAGGTGGCCAACCACCGCATCGCTGATTTAGAAGCAAACGAACACGAAAGAGAAAGGAACTGATTATGAACGCACACACCTACAACGCCCCCACCATCTCCGCAGGCACCATTGCCCGCACCGCCTGCCTGCTGCTGGCCCTGACCAATCAGGTGCTGTCTGCACTGGGCAAGCCCGTGCTGCCCATCGAGAGCCAGACCGTGGAGCAGCTGGTCACCGCCGGTATCACCACCGTGGCCGCGCTGGTCGCGTGGTGGAAGAACAACAGCTTCACCCCCGCAGCCCTTCAGGCAGATGCCGAGTTTGACCGCCTGAAGAAGCAGGTCAAGTAA